GAATTGTGGCAATACATATTAAGAATATTAGAAAAACAGAAGAAGGAGGAAGCAAGAAATGGATGATAGATTAAGTTTATTAGCAGAGATAATATATTTAAGAGAGATTAACGCATTAATGAGTAATGTAATAGTGAATATCGGAACTAAGGAGGAAGTGGATGAGTAGATTAAGTAAAGAAGAATATAGAGAAGCTGTAGGATGCTTAAAGAGATATAATTACAATTGTGTGAGCATATTAACAATGAGATTAGATATAATGAGTGTAGGATCACCTAGTTTAGATGGTCTACCAAAAGCACCATATACAATATCGGACAGTGTATTTAATAGTGTTGTTAAGTTGCAAGAAGATTCTCAACTCAATAAAGTAATTAAAGAATATAAAGCAGTAAGACAAGCATTAGAACTTGTAAATGAAGATAGTAAATTAATATTTGACGAATTATATGTCAAAAATAAATATAAATGGGATATTATAAATGACAATGGGTTGTCAGAGAGGACATATGTAAGGAGAAAAAGTGAATTAGTAGGGGCCGTATATAAGGAATTAAAAAAGTTGGCGTAAAATTGGCGTAATTTTACTAAAAAACCGTGCTATAATAGTATCGTGAAATGATTTAATATTATTATTGTTAAGGGAGAAATAAGAGTTTATCAGAAGATAGGCTCTTATTTTTATATATTGGAGATAGTGTAAAAGTAGCACGCAGTAAGCTTAAAAGCTGATGTAGATTAAAGGGTGCAATTCCCCTTCTCCGATGTCAAATAGAATATAACAGGTGCTAGGACTGATTATATAAATTTTTTCGTATTTTATTCCTTTTAGCCGACCTAGCAGGCAAGATAAATGTATAAGGATAGAAAGGCAGCTATCACGCCTGTATATGTAAAATGTTCCTCGCTCGGTTCGAAAGAATAACGCAAGAAGGTCGTACATAGGTCTTACAAGAGATGTAGGGGTGCCGACCTACTGTACATGAAATGTATTGATAGTATGTAGTAATGTATAAAAAGTGTTGACGTAGAGGTTTAGGATTTTCTGTCTATATCGTTTAAATCCTGTCAGCGCAGAAGAGATATAGTTGTATACGCAAGAAGTACACTATAAGACGTATACGAAACCTGTACATTATTACATAGTGTGTATATGAAATTAAATTCTGCATAGCAGGGGAATACAAACTTGAGGGAATGTATTTCTATAAAGTAAGATATCTTACAAAAGAAGGTGTTTAACATGACAGATACAATGATTAAATACTTATGTAGTACCTGTAAAGGTAATTGTAAAAGAACAATAGTAATAGCAAAGAGAGAAGATTCAACAGAATTAAGATGTTATGACTATGTTCCAGATAGATCCAAAATAAAAGGATATGAAGAGCCTTTAAGAGTGACAACAAAGAGAGATTATGTTGTGGAGGTAGAAAAGTGAGAAAGTGGACAAAACAAAGTGCAAGTGATTATATAAAAAATGCAAAACAAAAAGGATTAACATATTGGAGTGCAATGGATTATTTAAAACATCATAAGACTATGCATTCTATAATATAGGAGTGTAATAATGAAATTTGAAATAAACAATACAGAGTGGACAATAGAAGAAGTAGAAGAAGCAACAATAAATAACGAAATGAAACGAGACGACACATTAGGAATAACAATATATAAAACTCAAACAATAATGTTATTAAAAAATCAAGCTAATATAGTAAAAACGTTGAAACACGAGCTAACACACGTGTGGCTATGGGAATACGGGCATAATCAACATAGTGAAGATAAAACATTTAGCTATGAAGATATATGTGAAATAGTGGCAAGTAGTAATGAGTTTATAAATGAAGTAGTAGAGAAGTTTAAAAAACAAAACAGTTAAGGGTAAGATATAAAATGAACATAAACCAAAACATAAATAAATTATTATATGTCTTAAAATTAAAAGGGCAATTATACAAAATTAATAGTTTTCAATTTTATAGTGAAAAGAATGATAAATATAGCACAAAATATCAAGTATTAAAAAAACAGTTAGTGGAAGAGTATGATGTAGAGCAAAATGAAATGGTAAAAAAAGAAAAATACATACAAGACTATGACTGCTATAGCAAAGTAGATTTAATGAAATATCTAGCAGAAGAATATAGAAAAGGAAGTGAGGCAGATGAGTAATGAAGTAAAAGAGCTAACTATAAAACAGAAAAAGTTTGCAGATTTATATATAGAAACAGGCAATGCAACACAAAGTTATATTGATGCAGGATATAAAGCGACTAAAAGAAAAGTTGCAGAAGCTAATGCAAGAAAATTACTCGCAAATTACTTGGTGCAAAATTATATAGATTTCCAAATGGAACAGCTACAACAAAACTCAATAGCCACACAAGAAGAAGTATTAGAATATCTAACAAAAGTAATGCGTGGACAGGAAAAAGACCAATTTGGATTAGATGCTTCACTACAAGACAGAACAAAATGTGCAGAACTATTGGGTAAAAGATATGGAACATTTAAAGAAAAGGTAGATGTTACTGGAAATATACCAGTAGTGATACAAGATGATATTACAGAATAGAGTTGCTTTTAAAGAACAACAAAAACAAGTAAATAAATTATCATTACAAAGTATTGTTGGAAAAGGCTATGCAGAATATTGGCATTGTAGATGCAGATATAGAGTATGCAAAGGTTCAAGAGCAAGTAAGAAATCAAAAACAACAGCATTATGGATAATATCCAATATGATGAAATATCCACAAGCCAATACATTGGTTATAAGAAAGACATACAGAACATTAAAGGATAGTTGCTTTACAGAATTAAAATGGGCGATACATAGATTGCAGGTTGATGATTTCTGGGAAATAAAAGAAAGTCCATTAGAAATGACATATAAACCAACAGGACAGAAAATATATTTTAGAGGATTAGATGATCCATTAAAAGTAACATCAATATCAGTAGATATTGGGGTTCTATGTTGGTTATGGATAGAAGAAGCTTATGAAATAACAAAAGAAGCTGATTTTGATGTTATAGATGAAAGTATCAGAGGAGAGGTTCCAGAGGGATTATTCAAACAAATAACATTAACACTTAATCCTTGGAATGAACACCATTGGATAAAGAAAAGGTTCTTCGATACAGATGATGAAGATACATTTGCAACAACTACCAATTATTTGTGTAATGAGTGGCTAGATGAGGCAGATAAAAAAGTATTTGAAAGAATGAAAAAGAATAATCCAAGAAGATATCAAGTAGCGGGATTAGGCAATTGGGGTATTGTAGATGGATTAGTATATGAAAATTGGAAAGAAGAAAAATTTGATTTAAATGTAATAAAGAACTTAGAAAGTGCTTTTGGGTTAGATTTTGGTTATACCAACGACCCAACGGCACTTTTTTGTGGTGCAATAGATTTAAAAAATAAAAAAATATATGTGTTTGATGAAATGTATCAAAAAGGAATGAGCAATAAGGCAATATATGACCAAATAGACCAAATGGGGTATTCAAAAGAAAGAATAACAGCAGATAGTGCAGAACCAAAATCAATAGATGAATTACAAGGATTAGGTTTAAGGAGGATAACAAGTGCTGTGAAAGGTAAGGATAGTATAAACAATGGTATTCAATTTATACAAGATTTTGAAATAATAATACATTCTAATTGTGTAAATTTCATAACAGAGATAAGCAATTATACTTGGGATGAAGACAAATTCGGAAATAAAATAAATAAACCAATAGATGATTTTAACCATTTAATGGATGCAATGAGATATGCAATAGAAAGATATATTAGCCAAAAGAAAATCAGTTTTGGATATAATAAAATAGTATAGGAGGATATTATGTCAGTAGTAGAAAAAATACAGTATTCAGATGAATTTTTAAGCGAGAAAAACATATCAAAAAATATTAATGTTTTATGGGGAAAAGCATTGCCTATTTTTCAACACAGAGAATATTTATACAACAGATATTCAAGAAAGAATGATACAAGTGATGTAATAGTAGCATTAGAATTTTATATATCTACTATAGCAAGTGGGTATTTTGGAGGAAAAGAACCTCAATACA